CTACTTTAGTTTCTTCTACTTTAGTGTCTTCTTGTACTTTTATTTCTTCACTCATTATTATCTCCTTGGGACACGGCCCTTGTTATATTTTTAATGAACTTATACTTATAAACAAATATAAATTCTGTTTTATATATCTACCTCGTTCATATCTAAATCAACGGGGTAAAATATTTCTCTTTCTTTGTTAGTCATTAGTCTTTTTTCAAATACACATTTTCTTAATATTTTAACTAACTTTATTAAGTCAGGTAAAATAATACTTATTTGAAACGTATCAAAATAAAATTTTTCTAATTTATTTATTTTTAAGTAACTTTTAATAAGTGTATTTAATTCTTTATTATATTTATCTAGCATATATTTTATCTAGCCTTTCCATTAAAGTATCATAAGCCTTTGTTGTATTAGGTGCATAGTGTTTCATAAGTTGTATTTCTACATTTCTTACAATCTTATCGGGATGTTTCATTGTACTAACATATTCCGCATAAGACTCTTTGATCATACTATCGCTTAAACCAGTACTATCATCTAATAGACCAATTATTCTACGATCTGTGTAATATGACATATCGTGACCATCACCTATTTCGTTTCTAGTAATAGCACCAACATAATCATTAAACTTAGTATTAAAGTCAAGATCATAACCGTTACCACCACCAGTAGGTAACATCATTCTGTCATTTATTTTAACTTTAAATTTATAAAGATCTTCAGAAGTAACTGGTATGTATTTATAATTCTCTTTCCTAGTTTCTTTTAAATAATATAATAAATCTTCATCAGATATACCAGGTAACTTAGGTTGTTTCTTAACTAAATCAGCATAGTATTTTTGTCTTGCAACATTATCAGTTGGGTTAACACCTGTTTTTAAAAAATCTCTTTCAGCATTACGAATAGTATTCATAGAACCTGCTCTTCTTGTAGGAGAGTTTAATCTTAAAGCAGTATAATCTTTAGCTATCTCATCTCCAGCAACTTCTGAAAATGTTTTAGGTGCAAATACATTATTTTTAATGTTAGGATTATTTGGGTGTCTTAACTTTAATTGTATTGCCTTTTGTTTAGAATATTTAGTAGTTGAATAACCTTCTATAAGTTTTTTAAAATTACTATCATTATCTGCTACGTCTTCTAATATTCTATAATCAATTCTATGAGCATATTCATGTGAAGCAGTTGTTTTTCTATTTATAATACTACCTTTTCTTGGAGTACCAAAGTTAATCTCATCAAAATATTCAGTTTCTAAAGTACCAGGTATTCTTTTACGTTGTCTACGTATATAATAAGCATTACCAGCATTTCTAACCATACCTACAGCAGGTATATTTTGAATAAGTCTTGTATAAGTATCTTCCTTATCACCAAAAGCTAATTCTAACATTTTCAATTCTTTTTTATTAGTATCACCAAATAAAGGAATATCAATTTTAGGTTTTTTATTTAATTCAGTTTTAATTTTAACAATAGGATTAACTACAGTTTTAGTTTTAACACCATTAAGTAATTCTTCTAATCTACCTACTGATACTAATTGACCAGTTTTTGTACTAAATTGTGTAAACTTTAATTTACCAGTATTAAATATTTCAACTCTACGTTTATTACCTAATATTGCCAATTTAAAAGTATCATCTTGTCTTGATAAGAACTGCTCAAAGTTGGTTTCACTAGCAACTTGACCATTAAAAGATGCTCTCTTACCTCCAGATAATCTTTTCAATCTTCTTTTACTAATTCTAGAACTATCTGTGTTACTTATATCTTCATAAGATTTAACAATAGGAACAGTTGTAGATCTACAGTTAAAATGTTGAGGAGGTCTTACACCTCTTTTATCATCTAATCTGAAAACTTTACCATCTAATCTTCCACAAATTAAAGAAGTCCTGGAGTCTAAAGTTGCTACATATTGATAACCATCAAGTACATCTTCATTCAACTTATATGTTGCATTTGATATATCGCTTGATGTTTCAGTTATAGCAGTTCTAGATAAAGTTTTTAATTGGGCTGAGGGTAAATCAATTGAATCACCTACATTTCTAGCTATCTTATTAACAGCTAAATTTTCTGTCATGCCCTTCTTAACAACATCCTTAATACGTCTTTGTTGTGATAAACTAATAGATGCTATTTGTTGAGAATAAGTTCCTGCTGAATTAATAATTAAATCATTAACTTTCAACCCAGTATACACTTTACTTCTATAAACTTTACCTAAGCTTTCTTTTAAAGTATTGTTATGAAATTTAGAACTAGTATTAGCTAAAGCTTTTAATTCTATAATTCCATTTCTGTATATTTTACGATAAGTTTTTCTAGTCTCTATAGTTAAAGCACGGTTTAAAGCATTTACGCTTTTATTACCATTCTTTAAAGTTGAAGATACTAATCGTTTTTTATGGGATGACATGACTTTTGTTAAATCATTATCTAGTTTCTTTTCGTAAAGACTCAAAAGAGCACGGTTTTTCAGCTCTCTAGATAATATATCATCGTTTATACTCATTTATTTCCTTTTTAATCTATTGACTTAATTTTAGAAAGTTCATCATCAACTACCTTAGCATGATGAGCAATTAAAATACTAGCGTTATTAACATCAATTTCTAATCTTGCTTTGTTATTTCTTTGTGTTGATAAGGCAATTAAACTATTTCTCATATTTTCGTTTAAATCCTTTTCATAATAGTTTTTATCATTAATAGTTATTGATTTATTTTCTTCTTTTTTATTATTTATTATCATATATTTATTTTCTTTTCTTTTTAGGTTTTTCTTCTTTCTTCTTTTTAGAAGATTTTTTCTTTTTATAAGCCATATTAGGTATCCTTACCAGGTTGTTCTAAACATGAAAATTTAGTTAATATTTGATATTCATTAATTTGTTCAGTTGTATATTCATTCAATATTAATTTAGCTTCAAAATAACCCTTTTGTAAACAATCATTCCAATCATTATATTGACCAGGCTTTATTATTCCTGGACTACATTGTTGTGCAATAGCAGAACAAATATACATAGTTAATATAAATTTCATATACTAACCCCACAAATTACCAGTAATAGAACCCTTACTATATTCAGTAGCCCTATTCTCAAAGAAATTTGTATGCTCAACACCATTAATTACCCAATCAAGCCAGCTTAACGGATTGTCTTTAATTTTATAATTTGGTTTTAAAGACAATTGTAATAATCTTTTATCAGCAATATATCTTATGTATTGTTTAACTTCTTCAGGTTTTAATCCACGGATACCACCCATCTCAAAAGCTAAGTCAATAAACTTATCTTCAAGTTCAACCATATCTCTACATGTTTGGTATAGTTCAGCTTTAAAATCTTCTGTCCATACTTCAGGATTTTCTTTTATTAATGTATGAAATAATTTAATCATTGATTCAACATGATGTGTCTCATCTCTAATAGACCAAGTAACAATTTGGCACATGCCTTTCATTTTTCCAAATCTTTGAAAGTTTAAAAGCATTACAAATGATGCAAATAATTGTAAACCTTCTCCAAATGCAGAAAAACAAGCAATATCTCTTATTAAACCTTGAGTACCTTTACCTTTAGATTTAAAAAGATATTCATGTTTATTAGCCATTTCTTTATATTCTTGAAATGCTTTAAAATTAGTTAATTGTGTTTCACCAATAGTATCATTTAATAATGAGTAACTATGAACATGATTAGCTTCAGATGAAACAAAAGATGAAAGCATCATTCTCACTTCAGGAGATTTAAATTTTGGAATATATCTATCCAAATATGCTTGTGCAATATCTACATCACCTTGAGTGAAAAATTTTAATATTTGAGATACTAAATTCTTTTCTTCCTCAGTTAATCTTTCGTTCCAATCCCTTACATCTTCATGCAATGGTACTTCGCTAGGAAGCCAATGCATCTTCTGCATTGTTTCATATGCTTCAAACGCCCATTCATAATCGAAGGGCTTATAATGATTTCTAGTGTCAAATAAACTCATTTATTTCCTTATAGTTAATTTTTTTGTTTTCATCTTAATAACTCAATTCCTTCTATAACAATTAATATTAGTAACTCTACTGCTAAGATAGTGTGATAAACTGTCCATAATATTGATAGTTTTTTTGTAGATTTCTTTTTCATATACAATCGCATATTGTGTTAATTAGGGCTAGTATGAATGCATAACCTATATATCCAAATAACAAACCACCTAAGATGATTACGTCCCAACCCCATTCTTTAATTAGTTTTTTCATTATCCCTCACAAGCCAAGCAATCAGCTTCAGGTATAATTGTTCTTTCAACTTTTTTACTTACTAGTTCAGCACGTTTAATTGCTTCACTTCTGCAGTAATATAAAGTCTTTAATTTTTTCTTCCAGGCTAACATATGTGTATCATGTAACTCTTTAATATTAACATCGGCAGGAACAAATACATTTAATGATTGACCTTGACAAATAAATTCTTGTCTATCAGCTGCATGTTCAATAACCCAACTTTGGTTAATTTCAATTGCAGTTTTAAATACATCTTTTTCCCAAGATGATAATTCTTTAATATGTAAAACTGAACCACGATTACCAAGGATTGAAGTCCATGTTTTTTCGTTATTAATACCTTTTGTCTCTAATAGTTTTTCTAAAAATTTATTCTTAACTAAAAAAGAACCAGACATAGTTTTTTGAACATAAGCATTAGCCCTAAAAGGCTCAACACTTGGGGAAGTAGTTCCACAAATAATTGAACTTGAGGCATTAGGAGCAATAGCAAGTAAATGAGCATTTCTCATCCCAGTACCTTCCATGTCAGGTGCTTCACCTCTTTTAATAGCTAATCTTCGAGACTCTTTAACAGCTTCATCTTTTATGTGTTTAAACATTATTTTATTTTTAGCTTTTGCCATAACAGATTCAAATACAATATTATTTTTTTGTAAATAAGCATGGAAACCCATAGCACCAAGACCAATAGATCTTTCTTGAGTTGCACTAAACTTTGCTCTAAATACACTATCAGGTGCATTTTCTATAAAACTTTGTAATACATTATCTAAAAATCTAACTAAGTCAGATATAAATAATTTATCATTTTTCCACTCGTCATATTTTTCTAAATTAACAGAAGATAAACAACATACAGCTGTTCTGTCTTCATTAGTAGGTAAAGTAATTTCAGTACATAAATTTGAATGTCTAACTGATAATCCTAATTTCTTTTGTGTTTCAGGTAATGCATCATTGATATGATCAATAAAACATATATATGGCTCACCAGTGGCTACTCTGTTTTCAAGTATTTTTAACCACAAATCTCTAGCTGAAACTTTCCTAACAATTTCTTTTGTATGAGGATCTATTAAATTCCAAGTATCATCATAAGTTGGCTCTTGAATACATTTTTCAATAAGTTCCATAAAGTCATTAGTAATATTTATACCATGATGTAGATTTAAACATTTTCTATGTATATCTCCACCTGATGGTTTTCTTATATCTAAAAATTCTAATATTTCTGGATGTGATATATTCATATATGCAGCATAACTACCTCTTCTAGTTTTGCCCTGGCTAAATGCCATAATTTCTGAATCTACTACTTTTAAAAATGGTACAGTTCCTGATGATTGAGATCCACCTGATGTTTTAACTCCATCAGATCTTATATCACCCCAATAACCACCAATACCGCCACCAATAGATGTTAACCAAGCGTTTTCAGTATAATGATCAGTTAATCCTTCTCTACTGTCTCCAACATAATTTAAAAAACAAGAAATAGGCATACCTCTTTCTGTGCCTCCATTACTTAATATCGGCGTAGAATACATAAACCATAATTTAGATGCATAATCATAAATTCTTTGTGCCATTTCGTCATTATCAGAATAGGCTTTTGCCGCTCTTAAGAATGCTTCTTGTGGACTATTTTCTTCTGGTAATAAATACCTGTCCTTTAGTGTAGTTTTACCGAAATCTGTCAGTAAATTATCTCTATCTTCTATTATCATTATTTATATAACCTCTACGTTTTTTAAATTAATATTACGGCCTTGGCCGTTAGTATTGTTACGGATATTAAATACATTATTAAACTTATGTATAATACGTATTTCATTTTAAATATTTATCTCTTATTTTAATTGCCAATAAAAATTTACCTTTAGTTCTACATTTTAATATTAATGATTTAACTTTTAATAAAAATTTTGTTGTCATAATTTTGTTACTTTTTAATTATGTGACGGTCCACCAAATAAAACTAGTAAGGTCATCATAATTATTAATATTGCTGTAAATTTGTAATTCATATTAATATTCCTCTTAATAAGTTTACTATATTTATTTAATATTTTCTTTTTCTTCTTTTTTTATTACATTTTGGACATTTTTTAATTTCATTTAGTTTCTTAGTCCACAATACTCTAAAAAATGGTTGGACAACCCCAACGGTTATCGCTCCAATTAATATAGCAAACATGGATGATGTTGTAATTCCTGCAGTTAAACCAAATAAACTTGCAGTAACTATTGTTTCGTTATTAATCATTATTCCATAAATCCTTTACGTAGTCCCCTTGCTTTTAAACAAAGGGACATTTTAATATTATATTAGTATTACATTACTCTTCTTCGGTATCACTACCGCTTTGAATAACATCTAGTTCTTGTTGATATTGTTCTCTTGGAGAAATTATTCTTTCATCTTGAGATATTTCGTCATTACCTTTACCGTCATCATAATCTGTAGGAATTGCATCATTATTTTTAGCAACTTCTAAGAATGTGGATCTAGGAATTAGTCCACCTTGATACCATTCAGTAATTAATCTCATCCAATCAGCACCTCTCGGGCTAGCATTGAAATCAGATGATAAATTAAATCTTATATCTTGTTCAGTGATATTTATATCATATCTCCAATTTATAAGATGTTTCATAATCTTTTTCATGCTTTCAGAAATCTTAGCATTTAAACTTGCCAAGGCTGCATTTTGTGATGCATTTCTTAGGCTTAAGGCAACACCAGATTGATCAGAATTGTTAGGCTCTAGGCTTAACATCTTAACACCAATCCTTGTTAATTCATCATATCCACCTTTAATAGCAGCTTCCATATCAGAAAGTGCATTTGTAGGTGTTTGTAATGTTTCAACAGTATCATCTTTATTAACAAATAACCAAGTACCTAAACCTTGTTTAACAAGATCAGTTTTTTCGGAATCTGTTAATGAATCAGATTTAACAACAGGAGTATAAGTTGCACTTAAATATAATAAATGGTTTCGTCTTGAAATCTTATTATATAAAGCAATTTCTCTGTTAACAATGGCAGTCATTAAAGGATCAACTGTATCAATTGAACCGTTTAAAGGGAAGAAAGGTATATAATCCATTCTTACACCATTTTGAAATAAATTTTCATTGGTACTTCTTAAAGTCCAATCATCTGTTAATTGATCAAATGAATAATCAACTCCACCATCAATAAATGTAGGAGTATCAGATGTGTTTTTAATAAATGTATCAATTAGATATAAACCCTTCTCATCTAATTTGTGAACCTGTACGGTATCAACATATTTTGGATGGTAAGGACTGTTTGGATCGTATTCAAGTGTAAAGTATCTAGTAATTAAACTATCTAGTTTTACTTGACCCTTCATATCAGTAGCTATAGACCAATTAATAATATTCTCAGCGTTATGTAATATTGGGTATGGCTTTACTTGTTTTCTCTCAGTTGGAGATAAGCTTTCTAAATCTACATTTGGGAAATCAATTTGTATAAACGCTCTTGACGTTTGTAACTCTTCCCATAAAGCAGTTGATAAAAATGATATAAGATTACTCTTATCAGAGCCTATATCATCTAGTATCCATTGCTTAGCTTCCTCTGGAGCCCCATTAATCTCTAGCATTGGTTGTTTTCTTAATAAACCACCTATTATCATCTTACAAAACTCGCTAGATACACCTGGTACCTCGGCTTCGGCTTTGTAGAAGTCATATTGCTCTTGTGTCATTGTTGGGTTGAAAGGAAGTAGTAAATTATCGCTTGAAGGCACAGAATCATAGTCTTTCGTATAAGAAGGACCTTGTATTAATGCTCTGTTTCGTTTCCATTCG